CTTCCAATTTGGAGAATATGGTTGTGTCTCAATCTGTTGTACTGGCAGATATTTTTCAGTATCTTCTGGCACCCGAGACGCAACGACAGTGGTTGGAATAATTACCAACGCACCCAAAGCATAAAGGAATCGTTTCATTGAATCAATTGTTTACGGAAGGTTTTCTGTCTAGAAGTGACTTATGTTCCTCATAAAGAGCAACCGCATCTTCGAGTCTACCATCGTTGACCAATTCATGCAAGCGATCTACTAGTAGATCACGCAACATCTCCTCTTGAGTCTGATCCATGGAAATAATCCTTCCTGAAATAACGGCTGAGAACGTTACTATTATAGAACTTGGGGTCTCCCGTGTCAAGCGCTTCTGTCAGTACGTTATTTATAAAGAGTTGTCTGGTTTCCTCATAGTTGACTCGTCCTTTAGAAGTATGGAGCGATATGATCTCTCTCCTAAAGGCATCATTCCCAATCCTACGGCGTTCTTCATTAAGTTCGTCACTACTTCCGTAGTATTTTTTCCAGTCGCTTTCAGATTTAACTCTCCGAGACTTACCTCTAGGCTTTCTAAACTGGTAGAAGTATTTTCTGCCAATGTATTGTCTTCCGTTTTCTGTGTTTGTAATACGGTAGACGAAACCGAAGAAATCATCAATATCGTCAGAAGTGAAAGCTGTACCTTGATATAACCAGGGGTTTTCATAGCCCCCTGCACCCACTCTGGATTCTTCATTCAATTTTTTAATCAAATACTACCTTATATATCAGTCTTTATTTGATACCCACTTACCTTTCTCTTTATCGTATTTTCTTACTTCCCCAGGACGCAATCTACCCTTGGCACTCTCAACATCTTTCTTAAACTGTTTCCAATTCTTACCACTTCTAGCAACAGTTTTCCTACCATACTTGGCCTCTACTTTTTTCTTTGCAGTATCTTCATCAGCCTTTGCATGTCTTTTGATTTTTTCAGCTGCGGATTGATTATCCCATTCCGAAATCATCTCACCATGTTCTGGTTCAAAACTACAGTTCCAACGACGACGTGCAGCCTTTCCTCTTTCACCAGTCCAACCTTTAGAACGAGCACAGAAACTCTTTCTACGTTTTGCTGACTTTGAATCTGGATCTAACTTGGATGGAGGTGTAGTCACAGCAGTCTTAAGGTTGCCACCTGTACGTCTGTTGTACTTTGCAACACCCTTTGCAGTCATACCTGCACCACTCTCAGTGCTTCTCTTGTCACCAGACTTCTGGGACATCCCAGACATATCTTCTTTTAGTTTTGCACGTTTTGCCTTTGCCTTTGCGAGCAGACGTGCCTTTGCATCATCCTGATCTTTCTTAGGTACGTTAAACATATTGCGATCAGTCTTCAACTTCTCGTCGGGTTTATCATAACCTTCGACTTTGAGACTCTTATGATATCCAGTATTGTTACAATGTGAACAACCTTTTCCACTACACTCTGGACATTTTTTCTTCCCGAAGGCTGCCATTGGACCTTTGGGTTTACCATCTCCCCTAGTGATACCATATGCACTTCCTTCACCAAACATTTTTGGCCCCTTACTTTTTTTCTCTGCGGCAGCACGTTCACCCTCAGTTGCACCTTTCTTTGCCAAGGTTCTAATCTTAGCAAACTTTTGAGCAGTTCTATGTGCTTTCTTATCGATGGTAAAACTTTCTTTCATTTTCTTCTTCTCAGGTAACCCTTTGTGTTTGGTGGACGCAAATTTCTTTACGTCGGACATGCTGGCGGTGGCAGCAACTTTGGAAACCTCAGGCGAGGGGTTTTCCATTTCCCCTTTCTGAGCCGCTCTAACCATCCCGAAGAATCTTTGTTGTTTTTTGGAGACTGCTGGCATGTCAACTACCTAAACCTCTTCCTTTATCATAATTATCTTTACCACCATAACGAGCCATAGTATCCTTATAGTTCTGAACGGATTTAAACCCACGTTTCTTAGCATCCGCTGCAGTATCTGCTTCTGCTTTCTTAGCACTCTGCATCCTAGCAATCTTTCTCTTAGTATCACTAGTTTCATTAGGGTTCTTAGCACCCTTTACTTTCTTCTTACCTTGAGGTTGGATTGCTTTCTTTCTGGAAGACATCATTCCACCAGTCTTACGAAGTTCTGCACCAACTTTTGCCATGGCAGAACCTTTCATGGTTCCACCCTTCTTAGATTCTTTACCAGTCTGTGGATCCTTTCCCTTCTCTTTAGCATAACGAGTAAGTTCAGATAGAGTTTCAACTGCTTCAGAAATAATCTCTACAGACTTCCATAGATTATTCTCAGAAACATATGTTTCTACTAAGTCATCGAGATCCCATCTAGAAACATCATACCCTTCAGTCTCTAGATTCATATACCACTCAGTAAACTTCTCAGCATGATGTTCTTTTAGAGAAGTTTTGTATGTTTCATACTCTCTTCTATGTCTACCAACAGACTCATCTACAGTCTTTCTACGACCGTAACGATCAGTTGGTTGATCGTGCTGCATAGGTCTGCCTTCCTTTTTCTTGGCGACAGATCTCTTAGAACCATCAGGATTTCTGAAGTCTGAAGGATAGGTTGCTTCAGTCATCTCCCCTTCTGGTTCGTATGAACTTTTTTGAAATTCTTTATACAAAGCATGGGCTTCACCATGTCTTCCTTCCTTAGTAGACTTCTTGCTCATATCGAACAATTGTTTCTTAGAATACTTGTGTCCCTTTAAAACGGAAGACATCGCATCAGAAGACATTCCCTTCTCTTGAAGATACACTTCCTTGTATGCTTCTTGAAGTTTATCGTTGGAAGATCGGTCCATAAGTAACCATACTATTCTTATATACGTATTTATTAGATCAATAAATAGAACTACATGGACCCATTACTGTAATCTAAATGGCAAGACAGGGAATATTCACTGGATTTACGCCGAATGATGGTCTGGGAGACTCACTTGCCGCTGGTGCGGTTAAGGTTAATGATAATTTCCTAGAAATTTACCAAACGTTCGGTGATGGAATCAACCTAAGTGCTAATGCAGGCAGTGCTGGAACTTGGGCAAAAGTAGCTGAGTATGGAATCAGTACAAGTAAGTACGTAGGCATAGGAACAGGACTACCAACATCACAATTACACGTTGCTGGTAATACATTACTAGCAGGTATCACTACAGGAACATTTGTCGGTGATGGATCTGGACTAACTGGTGTTACTGCTACTGGATCTGGTGTTGTAATTAAAGATGATGGAACACTAATCGGTGTTGCACAAAGTATTAACTTCGGACAAAGAATAGATGTAGGACAAGTCTTTGGTGGAAATGTAACTATTGATGTTGTTGATTACGTATCCTACGCAAACCTATCGGGAGTTTCTAGTTACACTGTTGTTGCAGGATACTCTTCCGTCACGGATTACTCTCCACTAGCAGGAGTATCTTCATATACTCCAAATGCAGGTGTAGCAACATTTGCACAGTCAGCAGGTATTGTTACTTACGCAGCTGCATCTGGTGTGGCAACTAATGCTGGTGTATCAGAATACGCAAAACTGGCAGGGGTCTCCACATATGCAGGTAGTTCTGGTATCTCTACAGTATCTGGATATGCATCTACATCTGGTATTGCAACAGTAGCACAGAATTTAACAGGAACTCCTTCTATTACTATTGACAATATCAATTCTGCAATTGGTATTGTAACCATGCCTGGTCAAGGCAGTAAGATGCGTTTTGACTTTGATGCAACAGGTGATCTACCTACTTCAACATCTTGGAGAGGTATGTTTGCCTATGCAAATAACGTTAAGAGAGCATACGTTTCTACTGGAACCACCATGGGTGGTTACAACGGATGGAGACAAATCTTACACCAAGATGAGTATGGAAACTACTTCACTGTAGGTGTTATCACTGCTTCTAGATTCTCTGGTGATGGTTCTGGTCTGACTAACCTACCTTCTACAGATAGTATCTGGAGATCAAACGCTACTGGAATCAATACTCTTGGCAAGGTTGGTATTGGAACAACCACATGTGTTGAAGCACTAAACATCACAGGTAATATCAACCTTGATGGAAGAATGGATGGTACATCAACCAACAACACTCTTCCCTTCCTGTGGGCCACATACTCATCTCTACCTCAAGCATCAGATTACCACGGACAGTTTGCACATGCACATGACATGGGCAAAGCATACTTTGCACATGCTAGCAGATGGGTTGAGTTAGTAGATAGAGCAGTAGATGGAACTGTCGGTACATCCACAGACAACTATATCGTAGGTGTAATTACTGCCACAGAATTTAGTGGTACTATTAGTGGACTGACAAGTACAGCAAATATCAATACAACTGGTGTTATTACCGCAACCAAATTCGTCGGGGATGGTTCTGGTCTAACTAATCTACCTGGCGGTGGAGGAGGCGGAGGAGTCGCTGGTGTCGTCGTTCAAGAAGAAGGAAGTACAGTAGGTACGGCAGGAACAATCAACTTTGTTGGTGCTGGAATGACTGCAACTCTCTCTGCTGGAGTCGCAACAGTTCATGTAACATCTTCTGGAATCCAAGTAGAGACAGATCCAATCTTTGTATCTTCCGCTGCATACACAATCACTGGAATCCAAACATCACAGTGGTCAAGTGCATACAGTTGGGGTAACCATGCATCACAGGGTTATCTATCTGGAAGTAGCAACCTCGATGCTCTCAATAATGTTTCCAGTTCAGTACCTTCCACTAACCAAGTTCTAAAGTGGAGTGGTTCTGAGTGGGCTCCTGCAAATGAATCAGGAGGTGGAGGATCCCCAGCTGGTTCCGATAAACAAATCCAGTTTAATAATGGTGGATCATTTGGTGCTGATAGTAGTTTCTATTTTGACACCAGCCTCGACATGTTAAGAGCTGGTGAATGTCTTGGCATTGGCATGACATCAACTGGATCATATAAACTTGAAGTTAATGGTAATGCAAGAGTATGGGGTGACTACCTATACATGGCAGATAGCAGTCATGGTAGTTTAATCCTAGAGAACTCAACATTTGGAGCAAGAATCTTCCATAACAATGGCAGACCTCTCGAATTAAATGCTAACCCTGCTTATGGTGGTGTTGGCATTGGAACAACAAATCCAGAGAATACTAAACTAAGAGTCGAAGGTGATGCATTCATCTCTGGAATTATCACCGCTACAAACTTCTCAGGTGATGGTTCTGGTCTGACTGGTGTTGTTGGTTCTGGTTCTGGTGTAATCGTTCAAGATGGTGGATCTACCGTTGGTACTGCTGGTACGATTGACTTCGGTACAGGTCTCTCCGTTTCTCCAATATCGGCTGGTGTAGTTACAGTTACTACTACTGGCGGTGGTGGAGGCACAGGATACTTTGAAAAGACTGGTGCTGGAATCAATACTAATACAAGTGTTGGTATTGGAACAACCAATCCTCTAGGTACTCAAACTCTACAAATTAGAAATACAGTATTCGCAAGTCATGGAGTTGCATCATCCTCGTTCACTGCATCAGCAGGAACACCTCAAGAGATTGATGCCTTCATAACTGAGTTTATGACTGCGGAGTACACACTACATATTATCAATGGAAATAATTATCAAGCACAGAAAGCATTGGTAATGCATACAGGTGCAGGAACAACTGCATATGTGTCTGAGTATGGTTTGATGTCCGAACCAAATAGAATTGCAGATGTTTCTGTTTCCATGTCATCCAACGTAGTTACAGTGAACTTAGTTCCTCTAGCTGGAATTTCTGGAGTCACTACATATAGATTCACTTCACAAAAAATGATTTGATGGAGGTCAAAAAATGATATCTAACGAAGACGGGTATGAAGAGTGGCTCGAAGAAAGAAGAGTAGCTTTTGAAGAGTATAAAAAAAATCTACCACAAGTTCCAGGCCCAGATGCCAAGAAAGAGTATGTAGTTCTATGTAAATCCAAAGAAGACTGGGTTCATGTTCATGACATTTTAATGTTAGATGGGACAC